GTTCTGGCGGGGCTGGCGGGGCATTAAGAGCCGGTGCATCAGCATCGAACTTCACAAAACTTGGAATCCCAACGGTTTATTTTCAAAGAAATGGATCAACAATTCTTTCTGGTGCCGGTGGCGGTGGCGGTGGCGGCGGCGGCGGAAATGGTGCCGCAGCCGGAACAGGCGGCGGAGCTGGAGGAAGTGGCGGGGGATTCGCAGTAATTTTCTGTAAAACTCTAATCACTTCAGGCTCAACAGCTACTGGAGCCATTTCATCAAAAGGCGGTGCTGGTGGTAACTCCGCAGCGGCGACAAATGCAAACGCCGGGTCAGGCGGAGGCGGAGGCGGAGGAGGTGGTGGAACAATTTATTTGTTCTACGGATCAAAGAGCGGTGCTTCAGTTTCTAGTTTGATCGACGCATCGGGCGGAAATGGCGGAAACTCAGGAAATGCCAATGGAACAGGCCTAGCCGGAAATGCCGGACAGGGTGGTGATGGTGGAAGAATTTTAGCAATGAATTTGACAACTATGTCATCAACTTATGTGACTGGCTCGGCTGGAACCGCTGGTGGATCTGGATCTGGAGCAACAGGAGCCACTGGCGGCGCAGGCGGTTCTTGCGTTCTAACTTTATAGGGGATTTTATGATTAGAGATATTTTAAACTATCAAGGGACTGTAATCGGACAACTTGAAATGCCGGACGATACTCCGGAAGAAAGATGGACAGAGGAATTGGCGAAGTACGCCGTTGCTCCAAAATCTCCTTCTGAAATTCAAGCCTCTTATCTGAGAAACACAATAAAGCAAAGAAAAGAATACGCCGAAGATCTTTTAGAAAGACTGAAACAAAAAAATATCACCGAAGGAATTAATGTTTATCAGGGATTATGGATGCACCATAGAATGAGAGCATTGCCAATTACAGTCAATGGAGTAGGCCTAGTTCAAGATGTTATGAACATGGCTGTTTCAGGAGACATCGAAATTGCTTGTGTTACACTACAATATGCACAACCAGACGATATGAGCCAGTCATACCACTGGTGGACTCAGGACAGAATTAATTGGCTAATTGCCGACATGAAAAATTATCTAGGCTGGAGTTAGGAGAGATAAATGCTAGTAACCCTTGCAGAGCTGAAAGATTATTTAGGAATAACCGGGAGTGGAGATGACTCTTGGCTTACCCAACAGGCCACTTTGATTTCTGATACGATAGATAGTTATTGTGGAAGAAAATTTTTAGAAGACGACTATATCCAAACCTACTATCCTGATGACTACGCCGGAGAATGTGTAAAAGAACTAACTGCATTTCACTATCCTGTATCCGACCTTGCACAAGCATTGGATGGCGACTTAGATATAACCGCCGATATCCGACTACAAAAAGAACTTGGAAATTTTAAACTTCCGGAAAGTGAATTTTTCTCAACAGGAGAAGAAGTTGAAATTCAATATACTGCCGGGTTTCCAGTGGACGAGGTTCCAACTCCAATTAAGAACGTAGTTTTTGTTTTGGTAGAAGAAAGATACAACAAAAAGCAAGCTGGAGTTAGCCTCAGTTTTGGATCTGATGTCCAGCGGGTCAGTATCCCAGGGACAATTTCAATAGATTTTGATTACTCATTACAGTCAAATGAAAGAAAGACTGCATTTGGAACCATACTTGGAAATCATGTTAACGTCCTAGATTATTACAGATCTGAAAGAGCAATAGTTGGAAGTGGAAAGATAACTTATGTTGAAGTCGGCCCTTAACGCCATGCTTGCGCTTCACTCAAGAAGCGTGACAATAAAAAGAATTGGCAATGTCACTGTGACTGCGACAATAAAAATTTCCCCCTCTAATTACTTTAGAAATTTGGCAGGGGATTCTGAAATAGTTATCGCTGGGAGAGAATTTGTCATTGGTAAAGACAACCTAGATGCCGCCCTTTTTCCAACTCCACTAAGAGGGGATAAGATTGTTGATTCAGACTTTGGAACCGTAACAATATCTGAAGTTAGGGAAATGTTCGATGTCGGAGGGGCCATAATTGCCTACCGAGTAAGGACAAGTTAGTGGAATTGGATGTAAGAGTATCCGTAAAAGGATTCAATCTTGATGCTGATTTAGACGGAAAATATTCATTCAATCAACTAGCCTTTATGTCTACAGAAATTATTCAAGCCGTTGCTCCCCAGGTCTTGAGAGAGGAACAGGCAAAGGGGTTTGATAAAAATCCTTTAATCTATGTAGATAATAAATTAAACAAACCACTATCTTCGGTAAAGCCATTTGGAAAGGTTGAATACGTTTCTAGAGAGGTTGAGTTTGGTTCGGTTCTATCTGACTCACTTTTAATTCTTTTAAAACTAGCAAAAGTTGTTACCGGATTTTATTACGACCATTTTTGGGTATTTAGAAACTATACTGTCATTGCCAGAAATCTAAGAGAATTGGACGCCTATGTTGCCTCAAATTTGGATGTAAACAGGGCCGATGTTTTCCATATTATAAACGTGGCCCCCTATGCAAGATGGCTTGAGAGACGAGGAGTTGACATAAATTTCACAAAAGGAACCCCAGCAACGGGAAGAAGATCTAGGGACAAGTACAGAAGATCTGGGGAATTTGTACTCGCAGAAAATGGAGTTTTTATTAAAGGGGAAAGAAAGATAGTTTCTAAGTTACACAAGCAAATTAAAGCAAAATTTACTTATGTTTCCGGAGCAACAATTGGTCTGGGTATTCTGCCGACAAAAGATTATTCCGGAAAAAATTTGCTGACATTGCGTAAGACAAAAAGATATAGAACGGAGAAGGTAGGCCCGTATGTATATCCTGCCATTGAGTTTAGATTTCCAGACGGAGGAAAATAAGAATGTCTTCAGCGTATGTTAGAACACAGCTTAAATCCTTCCTTACTACAAATGCCCCTACTGAGGATTTTGTAGATCTTACGGCGCAGTATGGCGAAATAAATACCTTCCTGGCAGACGCCGGGGTTTCTCCGGAAGATCCATGGATTGGGCTACAGTTTTTTGGAGATAATGAAGTTCCAATTACAATAAACTCGGACAATACTAGGGGAAAATACCGAGAAACTGGATCTGTATTTATCCATGTTATTGATATAGCCAAGCTCGGGGTCGGGGATTCAATTTTAAGTAGGGTTGAAACATTAAGGGACTTGCTTCGCGGGAGAAAAATAGGCACCATGTTTATTGAGACGGTATCCCCCGTAAATTTTGAAGCAGGTGCTTCATTAAATTTTGAGGGCGGATTTATGACTGGAAGTTTTATCTTAACATATTTAAACGACTTGGACCTATAAGGAGAATAAAATGAGTTCATCAAACAGCGTCAGAGTGGCCTTTATCGAGGAGACAACCTATGGAAGTACTCCCGGTGCTGGGAACTTCGAAACAGCAAGATTCATTTCTGAAAATTTATCTGGAACTCCGGACACTGTAGAATCTCAGCAAATCAGAACAGACCGAATGAGTTCTGGTCAAGTGGCCGTTGGATTAAAAGTAGGCGGGGCCCTTAATATCGAATTAGCCAAAGAGACTGCAATCGACAAATTTCTAGAATCTGTGATGTATTCAACTTGGGATACTTTTGCTGCCGTGACTGTAGATTTAACAATTGTCACTTCCACAAAAACAATTTCAAGAAGTACGGGATCGTTTGTCACTGACGGATTGGTTGTTGGGGACATTATCACTCTTGCCGGATTTACCAACTCAGTTAATAACACCCAAGTCATGGTCGCAACGGTATCTGCCCTTTCATTAACTTATGTAGGACCTTCTACTCTTGTTGATGAGGTTGGGTCTGGAACAAGCTACGATAGGGCTGATAAGCTTGTTATCGGAACAACAAAGAAATCATTTTCAATGGAGAAGAAGTTTACTGATCTGACCACAAAAGGAATCAACTACCGTGGAATGATCGCCTCTCAATTGGAACTTAATTTTGCCCACGGTGAGTTGGCTACTGGATCAGTTTCATTTGAAGGAAATGATTATGAGACTGCGGATACTGCCGGTGAGTTAATCACAAATAGCAGAACTGTAAATGCCCAGGCTACAAGCCAAACATTAAACGGATCAGTAGACATGCCATTCTTGGCATCCTCTGCTGTTGGATCATTTGCAGCGGGAACTTTCGCATTGGAGTCTGTTAAACTTACTTTGAACAACAATCTAAATGCTCAGAATGTGATCGGAGACATTGCTCCAATTGATTACTCTGCCGGTACTGCACAAATCACAATGGACCTTTCTGCATATTTAACAAATGCGGCTTGGTCTATCCTTGATAAGAAACTTTCTCAGCAGTCATTTGCTCTTGGATTCCAGGTTAAAAACTCTGATGGATGGTACGGATTTTATCTGCCCGCTGTTCAGGTTTCTTTTGATGACCCTGCATCTGGCGGCCAGAATCAAGATATTATTCTTGGAATGTCTGGAACGGCTAAAGTCGGAGCAAGTGGAGAGAGCGCATTAACTATCTATAGAGGCTAATAGATAAACAAAGAGGACAAAATGAAAACTAATTTACACAAGTCTTTTAAGACAGATTCCGACCATGAGGATGGCGGAATCTGGATGATGACTTCAGAAGAAACCGGATTTCTAGTTAGAAGATTCGGCGGAGCAAATGAACACCGTCTAAAACAGGCAATGGCAAAACACTATAAGCCCTATGCCAGACTCATCCAAAATGACAGCCTTCCAGCAAAAAAAGAGAATGAGATTATCACCAAAATCTTTGTAGATGCCTGTCTTGTAGACTGGAAGGGCGTAGAAATAGACGGAGTTAAGACAGAGTTCAGCAAGGAAAAGGCAATTGAACTTTTGATTGAACTTCCAGAGTTGAGAACATCTCTACAGGAATATGCCGCAGAGACAAAAAACTTTAGAGAAGACCTGGGGGAGTTTTAACCCGATATATTAAATGGCTTCACAAATGGGAAGACATGGTAGCATCGGGTTTCTACGACAGCCTAATTGAAAGAGGAATGTTAAGAGAAGAGGATAGGGAGCCAGAAATTGATCCATATTCATTTTATATGGATGCTTTCAGGGAACTGTCTTCATGCAGAATAAATTCCTTCGGCCCTGGCCAGATCCCGTTTACCGCTATAGTGGAATACGCTAGACTTTTTGAGGTAGAGGATTTCCCCGACTTTCATTTTTTGATTAGACTTATGGACAATGTGTTTCTAGACTTGGAGAATAAAAGGCGAAAGGCAGAAATGTCCAAAGGAGCCCCCAAGAAATGAGCGACGTTAAACAAAAAAGAGTAGTTCAAATAGAAATAGTGACTACTGGAGGCCCCGGCCTAAAACAAATGGCCGCCCAAATTGGACAATTGAATAGAACAATCAAAGGGGTAGCCAATTCATTTTTCTCTTTGAGAGGAATCTTTACCGCCGGATTATTCGGAGTCGGGGCGTTTCAAATAGCAGAAATGGCAGATTCAATGCAATTATTGGAAAACAGGATTGCAATTCTTACCGGAGGCAATGAAAAAGCAAGTCAGACAATGCAGCTTCTTTTACAGACTGCCAATAGGACAAAGACATCAATTGATGGCCTAGCAAACATATATGCAAGGCTTGCGGCTTCTACAAAAGAAACGGGAATAAGCACTGAGGCACTTTTATACCTAACTGAGGGATTGCAAAATACCTTCAGACTATCCGGATCAACAATTCAGGAAGCAACAAGTGCTGCGATCCAGCTCTCACAGGGTTTCGCAAGTGGACAGCTCAGGGGGCAGGAATTAAGAAGTACATTAGAGGCCAACGTCGTTTTTGGAGACCTTCTTTCAAAATCATTAGGTGTAACAAGGGGACAAATATACAAACTTGCTGAAGCCGGAAAACTTACCTCAAATGTGGTATTTAAAGCATTTAGTGAAAGAATTGCCGACGTAAATGAGCAGGCCAGCAAACTTGGGACAACCTTTGAACAAGGAACTACCAGGGCTCTAAATAATTTTAAAGTGGCACTTAATGATGCCAACAAGAAAGTCGGAGCATCTGAAAAATATGATAAGCTCCTTCAACTTCTTTTGCAATTGTCTTCAGTATTTGTTGAATTGGGATCTTCATTTTTTTCTGCCGCTTCCCAGTTTCAGTCCTTAAACAAGGCCGTTATTAGCGCGATCCCAGGTCTGGGGAATCTGTATAACTCACTTATAAGAGTCTCTGATGTATTTTCAAATTTCATAGATGAAAAAGAGAGACTTGGTTCTTTCTCGTCTGTTTTTGAAAAGAAATTTTTGCAGATGAGACTATCAGTAACAAATCTAGAATTAAAAATATTTGACGGAATAAATTCTCTTAGAACTTTCCTAAATTTTCCAATCAAACAACCGGCTAGGGAGAGGGATCTTTTAAAACAAAGAACAGATCTCCAAGAAATGATTGATAGTATAGAAAACCTATCTTCCGCCAGGAAGAAGGCGGCAGACCTTGAAAAGAAGATTAAAGAAAAAGACTTGGCCAATGAATTAGCAAATGCCCGAGGAAGTACGGAAGTAGCCCTGGATAAGAGAGTGGCCCTTTTAACGAAACTAAATGCCCTATGGATTGCTCAAAAAATAACTGTGTCTGAGTATTATTCCAAACTCCAGCAATTGGATAAAGGAGAGGCTTTCAGACTTCTTAAAGAAGGAAAGAAAGACCTTGAGCAATTCAATGAAGAGGCAAGGAAAATAAAAGAGGCCGAAATAAATAGGGCATTTAATTCGGCGGCAATCTCCATGTCTAAATTTAATGATGAAATGGAAGCAAACAAGATTGAAGGACTAAATGAACAACTTCAATCAGGGAAAATAAATCTTATAGAGTTTGATGCTGAACTTGTTAAGGTTTCAAATAGATTCCAGGCCGGATCTGCATTTAGAAATGGGGCTGCTGAATACATAAAATCTATAGGAACTTTGTCAGAACAAATATCAGGTGCAGTTAAGAACACTTTTTCCTCTCTGGAAGATGCTCTATTTAATTTTACAAAAAACGGTAAATTCAATTTTAAAGATTTTGCTCAGAGTGTGTTGGACGACCTAAATAGAATTATTATTAGGTCTTTGGTTATTCGCCCACTTGCAGAAGGAATTTTAAACTATACTCCTTCCTCAAATACCGGGGCAGGAAATACCTACGGGGCGAGAGAAGGACAATTTCTTCAGTCTGCCAAGGGAAATGTATTTACTGGCCCAACCTATCATGGATACGGAATGGGAAAGATAGGGGTCCTGGGAGAAGCCGGACCAGAGGCAGTCATGCCACTTAAACGAGGTTCGGACGGAACTCTTGGAATATCTGCTTCTCAAACTCCGGTTGTTGTAAACATAAATAATACTTCTGGGGCCGAGATATCTCAGACGGAAACTACTGGGCCTAATGGTGAAAAAATGATTGATATCCTAATTAGTTCTAAAATAAGAGAAGGCCTTGCTAATGGGGCCTTTGACCGATCTTTTAATCAGGCATTTGGTTTAAGAAGACGAGGAGTTTAATCTGTGGCAACACCTTGGCCAGTAACACTTCAGCAAAAATTGAATGAAAGAGGATTTGCATACGCAGTCGGGGAGACAGTAATTAGAACTGAGATGGATGTTGGCCCAGTAAAGGTCAGAAGAAGATCAACAAGGCCCATAGACAAAATAAAAGGAAGCATAAATTTAACAACTGATGAATATGACACTCTTCAATATTTTTTTAATACTACATTAAATGGAGGAACTGAAAGATTTTCTTTCAATCATCCAATCACTGGAGTTTCTACAGAATTTAGATTCACGGGGCCAATAAGTTATTCCTCAATCGGCGGCGGTAATTTTGTCGCGGATATGGAATGGGAAGTAATGGTTTAATAAATGTCTAATCCGCTGAGTCCCCAATTACTGGCTCAAATGCTGGGACAAGAATCCAGCGATCCATTTTTATTTTTGGTTACTCTAAGCCATTCAAGTTTTAGCACAATCAGACTTGTTAATGATGTCGATGATTTTATTTCAAATGGAAATACCTTCACGGCCTTCCCCATGCAAATTGGTTTGCCGAAAGACGACGGAGACAGCCAAAGAGAGTTGACTATTGAGTTCGACAATATAAACAGAGATTTAATAACTTCAATCCGATCTGTAACTACTGAGATAGATGTAAAAATAGAAATGGTATTGGCCTCACTTCCAAACGATATCCAGTTTGAATTTAGTGAGTTGAAAATACAAAGTTTGAGCTATACAAAAAGCAGGGTCGTAGCCAGACTTTTTATGGATAGTTTTTTAAATACTGAAATGACCTCGGAGAAATACACTCCAACACTTTTTCCGGGCCTATTCTAACATGAAGGAAATATCCAAGTTTATTGGAATATCCTACAAAGAAAAAGATTGCTGGGAGCTGGCAAAATATTTCTACCTAGATATTATGGGAATAGAATTAAAACATATTTATGACGGACCAACTCCTGACAGAGAGATTTCCGCCAATCTAATAAATTCCTCTAAGGGAGAATTTGAAGAAATAAAAGAGCCAGAATTTGGGGACATTATCCTTATAAAATTGTTTGGCATAGAGTGTCACATTGCTGTCTATATTGGGGGTGGACTAATGCTTCATACTATGAAAAATTCAGGTAGTGTGATCGAGAGAACCTCTAGGCTTGAAAGACAGATTGTCGGATATTACAGGATTAAAAAATGATTCATATACGCTTACAATCTGTCGGAGAAAAGAATCCAATCAATTTGGATATTTCCCATGGGGAACTTCTTTCTGATGCAGTTGAAAGATCTGTAGGACATGTTGTCCCTGAAGGAAAGAAAGCAAACGAAATATTCTCGGCCTTTGTAAACGGAAACAAAATAGATTCAGACCTTTGGAAGTTTGTAGGATTAAATAAGCCAGATACCGTTTTGATTTGTCCAGCGATTAGGGACGGGGACAGCGGCCAATTATTAAAATCTGCCGCCATGATTGCGATTACTATCGCAGCGTATTCTTATCTTGGCCCAGGTGCCGGGGGATTGGGACTAACTGGTCTTTCTCTCGGATCAGCAATGGCGGCGGTCTCTATAGGAACTTCCTTGCTATTAAATGCGCTAATTCCTCCGCCAGTTCCAGAAGGTCTTGACGGACTGGGAGACGGCTCCCTTGCCAACTCACAAATGTATTCCGTAACTGGTCAATCAAACCAAACTAGAAAATATGGAACGGTTCCAAAGGTTTACGGAACCCATAGAATTTATCCTACAATTGCTGCCACTCCATATACTGAATTGTTAACTGATCCAGCCACGGGAAAAATAGTCCAATATTTCTATGCCATATATGACTTTGGTCTAGGTCCACTAGTAGTTAACAATATAAAAATTGGCGATACCCCCATTTCTGATTTTGCCGATGTTTCTTACCGACTTGTGGATATAAACAGGCCTGAAACTTCAGAAGGCCCATGGGATGACAACCTGTTTGATAATTTCGAACTTTATAAGGGAGATTTCCAGCAGGAAACCGTTTCCGTTGCCCTTAATAATGACCAGGGAGTTGGGGAAATAGAAAACTGGGAAGCAATAAGAAATGCAAGTCCGAATACTGCCGGAGTTCCCCAGGAAATAACTGTAAACCTAGTCAACCCCCAAGGACTTTATTCTGTTTCTTCTTCAGGGAACTTCGCCACTAGAAGTATTGAATTGGATATCTTCTTCTCAAAAGTCGGGGAGGATATCTGGCGCGGGTTTAATGATCTAAACTATGTTGAAAGATACGAGGATGTTGGCGGAGACGACATCTATAGAGAAACAGAAATGGGATCTGTTGACCCGACAAATGCCAACACAGATCTGGTTTTACTGAGAACCAATGACCCGCAATATATCTATGACACCACAATACAAGGAACTCGCTGGTCCAGAGACAAGATATATGGATTTGTAACCGGAACTACTCAATTAAAACTTGAGAGCGGGATAGCTTCTGTCGGGGACAATCTATACTTCCTTGGCAATTTTGTAGGAAAAGTTACAACGATTACTTCAACATCTCCAGCAGGATATTCTCTTTATTCCTTAGCGGCTCCAACTACTTTCGAAATTGGCCTTTGGATAAGAAATGAAACATACATGTTTCCAAACTGGATTTTCAATTCAGTTTCAGAGGCAGACAAGATTCATAAAAGATACTTAGCAATCGGCAGAACAAAGATAACCAGGAATACATTACAGCCAAATTATTCTGTTTTTAAATTCACTCCCAAGGAAGCCGCCGATTATAAGGTAAAAGTGACGAGAGTGTTGTCATATTCAGGATATACCTCAACTGTCCAAGATCAATTGCTATGGAATGGACTGTCATCTCGCTTTGATAGGTCTCCAATAACAACAGATAAAAGACATGTGTTTTTGGAATTAAAAATACGGGCAACGAACCAACTAAATGGAAGTATCCAAAACCTGTCTGCTGTTTGTTCATCTGTCCTAGAAGTCTATGACCCAGGACCTCAAACATGGTCAAAGCAAGTTACCTCCAGCCCACCATGGATATTTGCTGACCTTCTGACTGGAGAAGTAAATAAGAGGCCAATCGCCAAATCTAGGCTTCATACAAATTCTTTATTGGATTGGAGGGATTTTTGTGAACAGATTCCCACTGCTCCGCCAAGTCAGAATTTTGTAAAGCAAAGATTTAGCTGCAATTTTGTTTTAGACTACACCCCAACTCTTCAATCAATTTTAAATCAAGTTTGTAACTCGTCCCAGGCTTCTTTAAATCTGATTGATGGGAAATATGGCGTATTGTTAGACACATTAAAAACTGTTCCGGTTCAAGTATTCACCCCTAGAAACTATAAAAACTTTTCTTCAACCAGAAATTATTCCACGGCTCCACATGCTCTAAAGGTTTCTTTCATAGATCCAGGGGCAGATTGGGAACAACGAGAGGCGATAGTTTACGACGACGGATACGATGCCGTAACTGCCGAAGTATTTGAAGAAGTGACTTCTTTTGGAATTACCAACTATGAACAGGCATGGCGGCTTGGAAGATATATGGCCGCCCAGAATAGATTAAGACAAGAGACAATAAGCATTGAAGTTGATTTTGAAAATCTAGTTTGCACCCGAGGAGATTACGTTCAATTTTGCCAAGACGCCATGAAAGCCGGAGGAACTCCAGCAAGGGTAAAAACTATTTCTGGCAATCAGATTACTATTGATGAGGGAATAGAAACGGGACCATATTCCTATGGATATGTGTTTAGGGCAGTAGATGGGAATATTTATACCAATACCCTTACTCCAGTGGATTCTGAAACTTTTGATTTGGACGGAACTCCTCTTCCTCAAGTAGGCGATCTTATTGTCATCGGAGAAGTCGGACAAATTGTCATGGATTGCCTGGTTAAATCCATTGACCCGGGAAGTGATCTTACAGCGACAATAACTCTCGTTGAAAAAGCAGATGCAATTTACGACGCAGAATCTACGGACACCTTGCCGGATTATGTTCCCCTTATTTCTGATACCCAGAACACAGAATTTAAGCCCCCAGGGGAGGTCATAGATTTAATTATTGCTGACTCCTATTATGAGTGTAATGGATCTGGACTTAGTTATTTTGTCACTATTGACTGGGACGTTCCATCTGGAGCAGTGTTTGAAACTTTTGAAATATATGTAGATTCTGGAGAAGGATATAATCTTGAAAAGACAACTAAGGAATCCTTCTATACTTATTTGGTTGAGGAAGAAAATCTTGGAGTAGAGCATAAATTTAAAGTCCTTGCCGTATCTGCCACAGGGAAAAAACTAGACCTTGGTGCAGTCGGCGAAGTAACTCAAACCGTTTCAAGAAAATCTACTCCTCCAGATAATGTTCAAAATCTTTATATTGATATTACAAATGAGGTCTTACAATTGGTATGGGACCAGGTAGCAGATTGTGCTGTAGAAGAATATTTAATCAGATACTCACCAAGCCTTACTGCCACTTGGGAGCAATCAATTCCGCTTCTACGGGCTCCGAGAAATGCTACTCTAGCTGCGGCCCAAGCAAGGACTGGGACTTATTTAATTAAAGCCATAGACTGGGAAGGAAATGAATCTCTTGTTGCTACTTCAGCAATAACTACAATCCCGGAATTGTTTAATCTTAATATCATAGACACAATAAATGATTTTCCAGCATTGGCCGGACCAAAGGATAGAACTGTTGCCGATGGAAGCTCTCTAACTTTAAAACATACAATCTCTGGCGGCGTGGATACCGCTGAATATTATTCTGAAGGGTATTATTACTATTCTAATCTTTTAGACCTGGGAGATATCTATACGGTTCGTCTTCAGTCTCTTTTAGAGGCGGAAGGATTTACTCTTGAAGATCTTATGTCTAACTGGACTACTCTCAGTGACTTAGATGCAATGTCCCATGCGCTATTTTCTGATTGGGATTTAGAAGCACAGTATAGAACAACCGACCAATATAATGTGATGTCTGCATGGACAACACTTTCTTCTGTGACTTCAATGTCTGACGGAAGTCCAGATATCTGGACCGAGTGGAAGAAGTTTACTATTTCAGACGCAACAGGAAGAATTTTTGCCTTCAGATTGAAACTAATTTCTAATAAAGTAAACGTGACGCCTAGAGTATTTGACGGGACAATAAAAGCAGATATGCCGGACAGAGAAGACTCATTTAACAATTTATCTGCCCCTTCTAGCGGGCTGTCTGTTGCTTATACTCCTAGTTTTTACGGGCCCGGAACAACTCCTAATATTCAAATTTCTTTGCAAAATGGGGCCGCAGGTGATTATTGGTCCTTTGATTACAAGACACTTGACGGATTTTATATTAGATTTTTTAATAGCGGTGGGTCTCCTGTTTCTAGATCTTTCGACGCGAGAGCGAGAGGATATGGATACAAGGCAACGGCTATAATTTAAGGAGAAATGCTCTATGTCGCAGACAATATGGTCGTCAATAGTTCCCGCATCGACTAGCGGAACCCAACTGGCTCAATATCTAAATGATTTTAAAGAAGCTATGGTCTCTTCAATGTCTGGTACTTCCCGTCCGACAGAATTAGATGCCGGGGGAGTTTGGCTAGATATAGCAGCAGATCCAGTTTGGTATTTAAAAATTTATGATGGAACTACAGACATCACATTAATGACAATTGATACTTCTGTAGCATCTGCTGGGGCAAATAACGCTTTAAGCACTTTCCAAATTACTAAAATTTCTGCCGATACTGTTGCTCCAAAACTAACTTTGTTGAAACAAAGAATTATCAACAATGGGCAGGTCCTTGGCGGAGATTATGTAGGACAAATTGAAATTAAAGGAAATGCCAATGATGGATCTGTTCCAGTTACAGTAAGGATTCGCGGATACGCCTCTCAAAACTACACCGCTAGTACCGCTGGAACTGATTTAATTTTCGAAGCCACTCCAACTGGTTCTGTTGCGATTGCAGAAATGATGAGATTAAAAGACAATTGCCTTGGGGTTGGAACATCTTCTCCAAGCACGACAATCCATGCTTCTGGAACTGGAATAACTTCAGAGAAGATTTCAGCGGATACAGTTGGAGCAAAAGTAATTTTAAGAAAGAAAAGAATCGCCGGGAACGGACAAGTATTAAGTGGGGACGTTGTAGGGGCCAAGGAAGTAAAATCAACTGACCAAAACGGTGCTTCAATTGACGTTGCCAAATGGGAATACTCGGCTACTCAGACCCATACAGATACGGCGCAAGGAACAAATGCAAAATTATCTGTAAAGAAAACTGGCAGTGCTTCATTTACAACTAAAATTACTGTTGGAGATGAAACACAACTCCATGAACTAATCCGTCTTGACCAACAAGTGGATAGTTCAACAACCGGCTCGGCCCAAAGTTTGACTCCAACCTCTGCGATTTTAGTTGTTACAAATAACTCTCTTACTTCTATCAACAATATAGTTCCTAAAAACGGACAAATTATTTTGCTGATGAACGGGACCTCTAACTCAATAACAATTACCAATGACTCTGGCGGAACGGCAGCAAATAGAATTGTCACCGGAACTGGAGACGATCTTGATTTGGCGAGTGGGGCATCATTACTAATTGCTTATGACACAAATGCCACTAGAAATAGAGTTATAGGGGGATCTGGAGCTGGAGGAGGGTTCTCGGTTGTAGCCACTCAAAGTATTGCTGGGGGCGGATCAGTAACTATCAGTACAACAAAACAGCAACAACTAATTCCAGTAGCTGGAAGTGGCGGGGCGCAAAGCCTAAGCACGACAGTTCCTTTTGGATCTTCTGCGCCAAAGGATGGGACAGTAATTGAGATTGTTGGGACCGACAATACAAATACAATTACTCTTACCTACTCTGATACGAGTAAGGGAGTAGTAGGTCCATTTGCAACGATAGTATTGGGAAAATATGAAAAGGCCAGATTTACATATATCTTGGCATTAGACAGGTATATCGGAGGAAAACTATGAGGACATTATTATTTTTAGCGGCTTTATTTTTGGCTTTATCGGCAAGGGCGCAATATAGTGTCCTTGATGTAAACATAGCTAAGTCACATTTATCTCCATTGAATTTAATTTTAAATCCAATGTGTGAAAGAAATATTGCCAACATCACTGCAAGTTCTGTGGCCCCAACAAGTACAACTTCTGGCGGCCTTAATGGATTCACGGACTGTTCTTGGAATCCAACAGCATCCGGACAAAAAATTACTTGGGCAATGAAGACGCTTCCAAAAGGAATCAGCGGAGCAAACTGCGAAGCTAGGATTCAATATCAAGGACAGGGAAGTTCATTAGTAAAGGCGTATGTAAACATTGGAACAGCAAGCTATCCAAGCGGAGGATTTCAACTTCCTGGGCCAACCTCATCTGCGGTAGATGTTTCAATTGCCAATTTTATTTGTTCTGAGACACCGACGCTTACCTTGGAGTCTACTGGCGATGCCCCGAATACCCCATATACCGTATATGTTGGTGAGGCTACAAATATCGGATCTGTAGCTCAGGCTACTGTTATCGGAACCGCTTATCAGCCAGGAGCCTCAAACTGTGCTTTTTCTCAAACAACATCGGCAGGTGAAAATAGTTGGGTTGACCTTGGCTCTGCCGGATCGTGCGCATCTGCTTGGCAAGTAACAGGTCAGGTGACTGCGACTGGGGCTACTGCTCACACAATTACAATTAACAATATGCCACCTGGTGATTACGAATTTATAGTTGATGCTCCATTTACGCTATCTGGTGCAGGTGTTTGTAGCTTCAGATTTTCAGACGGTACTTCTGATTTTGGATTTTCGCAACTAGCTACAACAAGCGGAAACGAGATTGGAACTCTTCATGGGGTAATATCATATACTTCTCCTGCAAGTAGAACATTTAAAATTCAAGCAGCAGATAATACCACTGGTTGTTCTGTTGCAAACGACACCGCTGGGAGAAAGTTCCTGTGGACCGTTAAAAGATTCCCATCATCTTCTGAAATATCAACTAGAAATCCATTACTTTACTATCCTACATATTCCGCAAAAGTTTCATCCGCCGGAGTTGTTTCCGATGAGGGAACTGATTGGTTAAATGGAAACTGTTCTGTTGCCAATACTTCGGAGTTCACTTGTAGTTTTAATTCAGGAATATTTTCAACATCTGGACCGAATTGTGTTGTTACTGGATTTGATACTTCTACTGCCGCTCCGATTGGAAAAGTGTTCACGGCTGAATCAACATCTAGTGTTGTCATTAAAACTTATAACAACTCGGCAACAGCGACGGCATTTGCTTTTAGGTTATTATGCCAGGGATCAAGTCCGGCATCTGTTCCAGTTCCTTTGTTAGTTGGATCAGTAACTTCTAATTCAAGTGGCGCAGAGAGACATGAGAGGGCGACGATAGCAAATAACGGAACCGCATCAATTACCCGTCAATCCGGATCTTGGCTCTCAAGCGTAACCAGGAATGGAACAGGCGATGTCACCATAAATATCGCCTCTGGGATGTTTTCTGATGTTCCTTCCTGCAATTGCACAGCCGTAGACTCTGGAGGAAATACTACAACCTGTATCATAAATAACGCCACTACTCCGACAACTACCGCCGTCAGATTCTTAGTATCTGCCGGAGCAACGGCATCTGATAGGGGATTTCATGTGGCATGTATGGGGGCAAGATAATATGAATAAAAATTATTTAACATTGTTCATCCTAGTGACCATTGCAGTCTATTTGTTAAGCGGATGCGCTTCTAAAAAAGTGATGAAAAATTGCGATAAAGTGGGAGACAAACAGTATTATCTTT